TCAATCATTCCAGACGCCTCAGCAAAGATTATGAAATTTCCGTCTCGTCTGCTGAGTCTATGATTAAAATTTCTCATTTCCATACTTTGCTCAAACGCTTATGAATACAGCTTCTCAGTAACGCCCTCCGCGCTGCTGTCCGCATCGATGACGGCTTTGCCCTTAAACAAACCGCTGATTGCGCCAGCCTTCGTCGCCATGACCGCCGCCACCACAGCATTGTGGGACCAACCAGGGGCGCAGATCAGATCGGGCACAGTACCCACCGCCGTCATGGCAGCATCTACCTGGGCGACACCATCCACCACATCAGCAACTGTCACAGCTTCGGGAGCGGCAGCGTCGTAGCCGATATGAAGGCTAGCCGCATCATAGGCCGCGCCAGTACTCAGCAATTCCACCACGCAAACGTAAGTATCGGTGTCGTCCCGGTCATAGAACACGCTGTAATCTTCGTCCGCTTTCAGCTCGATATCAGAGGCACTTTCGCCTTTGATGAACACTTTCAGCGTGCTCGAAATTGCATCAATAGGGAGGACTACCTGATGATTAGTCACGGGATAGTCCTTCGGCTCCACCGCCGTTTTCATGACCGCTGGGTCCAGGATGTTGCAGAAAATCACAGGCTGACACCCAAACAACTGAAAGTGGGAGTACATAAACTCGCAGAGCGTGTATTTCTTCCAGTCATAGGAAAAGCCCAGCTTCTCCACCGCCTCATCCCAACTGGTAGCCAGGACTGGGACGTTAGACTTGGCGGGCTTGGACGCGGACTGGACGGGGGCGGTCCCCACGACAAAGGGAATGCCCACCCTGGCTACGTTGGGCGTACTGACCGCTGTGGCCTGTTCGTAAACACGAACGCCGAGAATTGCCATACTCTATTCCCTCACTTTCCCGCCAGCTTTTTGTAATTGGCGTACAGGACATTACCAGGGGTCCTAACCTTCACGCGCGCTTCCGGCAGCGCGTCGCCGGATACGATTAGGGATTTCACCAGGGGCTGTTTCTCAATAGCAGCCCCTGCCACCCGGCAGGCATTTTCCCAGTCCCCTCGATAGATGTCTCCGGTTTGAATCAGGCCCTTGATGTTCGGGCCGATGTAGATGTAAAAGCTGGATGGATTGACTTCCGCCGCCGCAGGCACGGCGTCAGGATTCTTTTCCTGCATCTTGTTCTTCTCCTTTCAGTATGACAGTTTCTTTTCGGCAATACCCCCAGGGATCTTGCAGGGGCAGACTGCCCGTATACGGCAAAGTATCCAGCCGCTCCACAGGCGGTATCGTAGACCAGAGTGTCCAAGCCAGCCTCCAGATCCAGCTTGAACTGCCCGCCAATCACAACCTGCCGCAGCAGGGAGATCCGTAGCTGCTCCATCAGGTTGAGCAGCATCAGGCCGCCCTCCTCATCATCATCGCTGTAAACACAGAAGGCGGACCGTATCACCGCGGCGGACCTTGGCCGCACCTCCCCCGGCATCTGCACATCCTTGCTGGTGACAAGCTGGTGCAGGATGCAGGGAGCCTTCCGCCGGACGCTGGAAAACTCCGGCAGATGACCGACATGAACCCCGGCGGCGCGGGGCGCCGGTTCTTCGTCCTCCTCCGACGGCGCTACCGGCATGATGAGGTCCCGGATGGAATCCTTTGTAAACGCCTTCAGATGCTCCAACAATATGACCCGTGTCACAATATCACCTCACACTTATGTAGCCGTTCAGCAGGGCGGTCACATACTGTTCCAGGTTCTTCCCGAACGACTCCATCGCCTCGTCCGTCAGCTTCTCCGCCACCTCCTGGCTCCCCAGCATCTGGGGGATGGAGGGGCCGAACAGTTCCTCAATCTCATCCAGGTAATTACTGGTCATGCCTCTGGTGCGCTCATAAATTTCCGTATGCCCGTTTCCCATTTTCGCCGTAAAGGCGTTCTGAAACTTCCTGGGAGATGTACTTTTCAGGACGTGGCCATATGCCGCCGCACCGGGATGCACGAGCCGCCACTTTCCTTTTCCATCAGCCCGCATACCCAGCATCACCGGTACCCTGCGGCTGGTGTCATACGTGGGCTGAGCGGGGCCAGAGCCGTCAAAGCGGTAGAGCGGGATGCGGTTCCCGGCGAAGTGGACGTAAGCCTGCACGCCCTCACGGTAGGTATACGTGATCGTGACATTTTCCCCGGCCCGGATGTTGGCTGCGGAGATCGCGTACCGCTCCCGGATGGCCTTCGTACTGGCGGAGCGCAGGTGCGCCGCCGCACGGTTGATGGCGCTGTTGACCGCTTTCTGAACGCCGCCCGGAATCCCCTCCAGCATCCGTTCCGCCCGATCCAGCGCATCACCGCCGGCAGCGGTGACATGGATGCCGTAGGAATTGCTGGACGGTCCCTCAAACTCATTGCCGCCAATGTGTACCCGTGCCTCACGGCTGATGTCGCCCTCACCGAAGCCCATCGACTATCGCCTCCAATTCAATGCGAAACATGCCAATCTCATCGGCAGAGGCGGCAATGTAGTATCTTTGGAAGAACTTTCCGCCCGTGTAGGTATTGATCCGGATGCTCTTACCATGCTCCGGCAGTTTGCCGCCGAGGTCCTCCTTCGCACAGTAAAGCGTATGAGTTACCAGATGCAGGCCCTGAACGTGATCGTCCTCCAACTGCTCCCGGCCCTTGTCCACCGGTCCCGTCAGGACAATGGAAATTCCCTCGTGCTCCGGTCCGTCATAGGTCACACCGTCATAAATGACTGTACGCTTTTCCGCAAACTCGTCCATATTCAGGAACACCCTGTGGATGTCCCTGGCAACCCTGTCCTTGAAGCCCTTCATCTGACGATGTCCTCATCCTCGATGTCGAGCGGAGCATCGCCGTCCTCTGGCTCACCCGCTGCCGCGATCAGCACGGCCCGCTCGTGGTTGTTCCTGGCTTCGGATATGTCCACGCCCATGTCCTGAGCCATTTGTTCCAGGTCGGATTTCTGCATACGCTCCAACCGTTTCACCTCTGCGGAATCCGCATCGTTCTCCTCGCCGCCTGTGGCGGCCTCTGTAAGGGATTCCTCGCCAGAGGCATCCTGGTGCCTACCCTCTGGCTCGTTGCCGCCAGAGGGCGGCGCAGGGGGCGAGTTGAGGGCCTCCACGGAGGCGTCAGCGAAGGACGCGACGCCCAGACTTACTAAGCGGACGGCCTCATCATCAGGAACCTTCGCCCGCCCGCCTCTGGATATGGGGCACACCCGGCCAGAGCCAATCCGGAGACCGTAAGTTCCCACATTGATTACAATTTCCCTCATATCAGGCCACCACGTCTTTCGCGTAGATGTATGGGCAGTAGTTCTTGGGCACCGCCAGGGGCCGGGAAGCCAGACGCATCTTGCGGATGTCCTTGTCCTGGTCCAGGGTGAACTTCGGCACACGCACACCAGGATGCGTCGCGGGTATCTTGCTCCCAAAGTCGATCTGGGTAATCTGACCGTACATAAAGCTGCCGCAGTTGGGGGCGGTCACCATGGCCCCGGTGCGCGGGAAGTAGGGCTTGGTGCTGCCATCGCTGTCCATGTAGCTCTCATCTACAGAGATGAGGTTCAGCATAAAGCCGCCGAAATTGAGAACGCCCACCAGAACCACGCCAGTGTAAGCGGTAAGCTGTTCCCTGATGGAGCCAACGGCAATGCCGCTGTTCTTGTCCAGCAGACGCTGGAGGTCCTCCCATTGCAGGATGGCGTCCGCCGCCTCCGTGCCCAGCAGCAGGTCGGACACGGGCAGGCCCCGGTAGGACAGCATCCGGCACATGGCTACCACGTCGGCCCGCATCTCCTTGAAGTTTTTCCAAGGCGCGGCCACCGTGTAGATGTGCTCACTGCCCACTTCCTTGTCGAAAAAGGCAACGTTGAGCTTCTCGCCCTTGGTCTTCTCATCCACATATTCCTGCATTTCGCAGGCGTTGTTGAGCATGGTCTGCACGGCCATCCACTCTTCCCGGCGGCGGATACGGAGATCCATGTCGCCCAGATCGTCCCGCAGCAGACGGGCTGCCCGCTCGGCAGGAGTGGAAACGGAGTAGAGAGCCTCGCCGAAACCCCGCTTTTTCAGTTCATCCAGGGTCAGAGTCCTAGACACGCCGATATAGGCGGGCTGAAGCTCGTGGATTTCATAGCCAATCCGCCCCATGGGAATGTCGCCCACGCGCTCGGAGACGAATGCGGCCATGCGCCGGTCGCCCTTGCGGTACTCAGTCAGCACTTTGTCGGCGGCGAACACAATGCTGTCAGAGAAGTAGCGGTCCTTGAAGAAGCACGTGTTGGGGACGTACTCCTCCATGATTGCGGCAAGAATGTAGGTATCAAAAAAATTTAAAACTGCCATGGTGTATTCCTCCTTACTGCGCCGGGGACGCGGCTTTAAAGATAATGCTGTACGCCCGGAGCTTGTCTTTGTCTGCCTGGGTAAGGGTATAGCCTTCGGCAACCGTCACCTTCTCCGGATCGAAGCACCCGGCGGTGTAGACCGGCACTGGGGTGTCCTCATCCGTGCCGACCTCGGTGTCATCGCAGAGAATGCCCTCCGGGGTACCGGTGCCGTCATAGACGGACAGCAGTCCGGCGTCGTTCCTGCCCAGTAGGGTGCCGCGCTTGATTACAGCCGCCTCGGACAGCTTGGCGACGGTCCCGCCAGCCACATGGACAGGCGGGTTGAGTCCGGTGATCAGGCCGTCATACTCCATACTTCCGAGTTTATTGTGCAGCTCCTTCATGGGTCACTTCGCCTCCTTTCCGAAAAGCGCCTTGACCTCCGCGCGGGCGCTGGTCATGCGCTGTTCCGGGGTCTGCGTCTCCGCAGGAGGCGGGGTGCCGGGGTCGCCCATAGCCGGGACGCTCTGAGCGCCGGACGCCTGAGCGTCATCTTCCAGATCGCCCAGAAACTTTCTTCCCTGCTGGACCGCTTTCTGTGCCGCACGGTAAGCCATCTCCTGGGCGGTGCAGGCGTTCTCGCCGTACTTCGCCGCCCTGACGGTCTCCGCGTCATACAGGCTGGCCACCGCGTCGATCTCCTGAATGCGTCTGCGCTCCGCCTGGATCGGATCGTCTTCGGTGTTCTGTACCGCAGGAGCGGCGGGGGGCGCCGCTGGGGTGGCGAAAGTAATGGTTTCGCCGAACGCGGACACAGCGGCCTTTGCCTCAGCCATCAGCTGCTCCGCGAGGGCGGGGTCTTCCTTCCGCAGCTCCTCAAGGGTTCTTGCCATAATGTTTCCTCCGTTCTGTCCGCCGGTCCGCGCCGGCTGATTTTTATTCGTCATATCCGGGGCCGGGGTCTCGGGATTGAAAGTCATTTTTGCTATCATCCTTCTGATAGCTGCCCCGGCTTCTTGTCCGGGTGAAGCAGTAGGAATATTATCCGGAGCAAACATCCCTGGCGCAAGATGGAACCGCCTGCCCCGCACAAACAGGCTGCGCCCGTCTGCGCTGGCGGCAATGTTCAGCGGCTCGGCATCTTCCAGAAGCTTGTCGGCAAAGCCCTTCTCCACCGCCTCGGCCCCTGTCATGTAGGTAGTCTTTGCCATCATGTTAGAGATCACCATATCGGACAGGTTGCTCTTACGCTTATAGATGGATACCTGAGCTTTGTCCCATGCCTCATTCCTGGCCGCCATCTCCTTCAGTTCGTCCGCATTGTAGCCGCCAAACAGGAAGCTCCAGCACTTATGAATCATCACAAGGCTGGACGGGTTGACCTCCACGTTATCGCAGGCGCACATGATAAGAGAGCCGCCGGACATGGCCACACCATCCACCACACAGGTCAGCGCCGTCCCCTTGGCGGACAACTCCCGGAGCCTGTTGTGGATCAGGATGGATACGCCCGCGTCACCGCCCACACTGTTCATGCGGATTGTGATGCTTTTGGCCCCGGCTACGGCTTTTAGGTCCTCCAAAAACTCGTCCTGGATGATATAGCTCCCCTCAACAGGTTCGCCCGACCAGTAGTCCACCGGCTGGCTCTCCACGATCTCCCCGTACATGGTGATCTCCGCATTCTCACCGTCCGCCATCGCCATAGCATACACGCCCCGGTCGATATGGACCGCCGGTGCGGTCGGTCTGCGCCCAAAGGGTGTGCGAATCCATTTAGGCATCTTCTTTTTCCTCACTTTCCTCTTTATTTCTGAGGTCCATTGTGATCTGAACATTTCCACCGCCAGCAGCGACTAAGCTCTCATTCTCCGCCGCCAGCTGCTCCACGTTTTCCTCCCAGTCTCCTCCGGACATTTCTCTGGTGACCTGCTCATGCGTTTTCAGAGCGTGCTGGATCTGAAGCACAGCGGCCTGCGCCTCCTTGAGCGGGTCAAGACTGCCCTGGACCGGCCCAATCCACCGCGCCCCGCACCAAGCGGCCCGAATAAGCGGGTCATCAAAAAAGCCCGGAGCCTTGATGCGCCCGCGGGCCACGGCCTCCGTCAGCCAGGTTTCATAGACAGGCTGGCAGAAATCGTCTGCAAACCATCTCCGCCGCATCCTGAAATCTTCCCAGGAGTCCAGCAGCGCGGCGCGGGCCGCCGAGTAGGAGGAATTGTATTCCTTCACCAGCACATCGTAGGGGATCCCCATCCCCGCGCCGACCAGCTTGCAGAAGGTTTTGACAAAGGCGTCAAAGCCGGGCACCGGCATGGTCGGGTTCCCGAACTTGATGTTCTCCCCTTCCTTCAGCGTGTGGAACTCGCCCGGGCCCATATCCAGCTCACTGGAATCCGTGCGTGGCCGGGCGGGCAGGGAAAACTGCGCTCCCGGAATCTGTATGTCGTCCAAGCCGCCCGCGCTTTCCCACGGCATTTCATCCGTGCCGCTTTTCATGATGATCCACGCGGTGAAATAGCTCTGGACCAGTGCCATTGTCAGGGCGGAATTGATGTACCGGTTCAGTTGGAGGATGGGTTCAATAGCCGGAGCCAGGTAGGAGACGCCGCGGTACTGGTCCGGCCTCTCGCTGCTCATGACGTGGAGAATGTTGGGAAGGTGCGTCTTTTCGCCGTAGGCTTCCACGCGCACCCACTCGTCATCCCTGCCGGTGATCTGCCAGGGGTAGCTGCTGTGGACGTAATACGCCACGACCATCCCGCTGTTGTCTACTTCCACGCCATCGAAGATGCGGTTCCCGTTATAGGGATTTTTGCCGTCGGTCATGCTGGGATAGCTCAGGCCGCCGTACTCATGCGGGGTACGCACCCGATCTGCCTCAATGATGTGAATCCGAAGAGAGTAGGGCCGGACTTTGTCCGGTTCGTACCGCTTGACCAGCGGAAAGACATCGCCGGACATCAGCCACGAAATCAGCGCCAGCTGCTGCAGCCCGGCAAAATCGTTCATTCCGGTCGCGTCACAGCTGGCCTTCCGATCCGCCCACAGGGAGAATTCCCGTTCGGTGTGCTTCTGCCAGTCCTTCGCCGCCTCCGGCGAAAGGCCAAGCGTCTCCCGGTCGATGGCGCTTTTCAGTGTCAGCCCGACACCGACAACCTTGGTCCGGTTCGTATTGATCGCGCTGGTAGCCAGAGGGCTGGACATATACAGCATCCGGCTCCGCTGGCGGAGCGTATAGTTATTCCAGTTGATATCCTCGTTGGGACTGCCGCTGTGAGCGTTGAAGTTTTTTAAGGTCCTGCGGACAAGGCTGGCTCCGGCCTCGCTGTAGCCGCTGGCCTTCGGGCGGGCGCTGTCCGGCAGATACAATTTTGTACGCCTGTCCTGATACATGCTCCGTCCCCCTTACCAGTCCTGAGGAATTATTGCGAAGGCCCGCCGGGGCTTCCGGCAATCCAGCAGAGCCTCCAGCTCGTCGATCTCCTTTTCCATCGCCTCAATCTCGTCCTTCAGGGCGGGCAGGTCGAAGCATGTCAGCCTGCGGTTGTCGATGGAGTAGCTTTGAACGCCGCCGTCCAGCAGTTCGATGTATGCCGTCCGCAGCTTCTCAAGCGCAGCCTTCCGGAAGGTCAGACGCGCCCGGATCTCTACTTTGTCAGCCATTGGGAGCACCTCACCATTCATCGTAATAGCGGTCCATGCCGGACCGCCGCCTTTTTTGCTTAGGCTCGGGCGGCACAGGATTTGGTTCCGCCAGTGGTTCCACCGCCTTGCCGCGGGCCTTTTTCAACTGCCGGTCCTTGGCGTCCAGATCCACCGGCAGCACCCTGAATGCCGCCAGCGCATAGTTCCGGCAGTCAAGCGGCTCATTGCGCTCGTGGCCGGGAATTTTCTCCCACACCCACCGCTGGTGTGTCTTGCCCTCCGGCACCAGGTGTTCGGAGAGCAGGCCGTGGAAATAGGCGTGGCCGTAGTCGTCACGAAGCGGGAAATGGCAATATTTCGGGCCAGGTGTTTCCACCCGAAGATTGTCCATAATGATCTGTTTGCCGGAATCGACTCCCAGCTGGTACTGCCAGCAGGTCCCCAGGTACCGGTTTCCGACAATAATTTTCATCTTCTTCGGCGGGGCGGTGATGGGACGGTCCGGACCAAAAACGCCCTTGATACAGAATACCTTTTTCCGGATGCGGTCCCGGCAGTACCGCCTGACCTGGCCGGTAAAGTGGCCGCCTTCGTCCACAAAAGACCTGCTGACCTTCAGGCCAAGGCCGTCTTTGAAGCGGAACACCCGGTCGAACACCATCATATCCAGACTGCTCCAAGTAGCGGGATCGTCCGGGCTTCCCATGATGATCCCCTTTTCGATGCCCCAGGTCTCCCCGAAATGCCCGTGGCCGACGATCTCATACTCGAAACGGTCATCCTGTGTATCCACACCGGCAGTCAGCACCAGCACACCCTCCGGCAGCTCCGCGTCGTAGACCTCCCGGCGGCCCAGCAGGGTGTCCGGGTCCTGCGTATCGCCGCGGTCCTCCCAGAGCTGGCCGAAACAGGTGTTATAGACCACCTGCATTTTCCGCGAGTCCCCCTGGGCGTTCAGATACTTGAGGACGATGCTCTCCCAACTGGCCCAGGGGCTGACAAAGGCGTTCAGCCAGAAGGTGCGCACGCCGTTGGCGTAGGCTGCGGGGTTGTCCGCCACCCATTGGGCGGGCTGTTTCTTCATGGCGGCCTCGTCGGACACACAGCCGCAGCCGGGACAGATCCAATAGATGTTGCTGACCGTGTATGTCCGCTCATGGTTGACCACGGTCTCCTGCGATTCATAACGGATGTCCTTCCACTGTATCTCGTGGTACTCGCCGCAGTGGGGACACTTCGATTTCCACCGCTCCATGGTGCCTTTGGCGAAGCTCTTCGCAATGTTGCTGCTCCCCCGGATGGTGGGGGTGCTGACCTCAACAGCCTTGGCGTTGTAGAAGGTGGTCTGACGGGCCATAGCCAGCTCCCAGGGGTCGCCCTCGGTACCGGCGGAGTCCGCCCAGCGGTCCCGCTCGTCTCCGAACACATACCGGATGGGCTTCGACGCCAGGGCGTGGGCCTCCGTGGAGCCGCACAGCGTCAGGATGCCGCCGGGATAGCTCTTTTGCAGCAGGGTGTTGCCGCTGTCCCGGCTCTTGGGTGCGGATATCTTCCGGCGCAGCGCGGGGCTGTCCTGGATCATGGGCGCGATCCGCAGCTTGGAAAACTCCCTGGCGTCGATGGTGGTCGGGTGGACAAACAGGATGCTGCCTGGGTTCTGGTCAATGATGTACCCGATCATATTGTTGATCACTTCTGTCTTGCCGACCTGGGACGCGGCCACAAATACAATGTGCCGCACCTTCGGGTCGGTAAAGGCGTCCATGATCGCCCGGAGATACGGCGTCCGGTCGGTGCGCCACAGCCCCGGCTCCGCGCTGGCCTCCGTGGACAGGTACCGCTTGCGCTCGGCCCATTCAGCGACGGTCAGGTTCTCAGGCGGCTGCATCCCGGACATGACTTTGGCAATGGTGCGGTTCAGCTGCCGGATTGCCCTGTTACTCGTCATCGTCCACATCTCCCTTCCAGTCCATACGGTCCCGGACGCGCCCGGCGTATTTGGCCGGGTCGTACTGGTACTGGGAAAGCTCCTTCATCACCGCATAGACCTCCCGCTTGATGACCTCGGCAGCCTCGGCGGCGGTGCTGGTCCTGGAAACGTCCACGGCCAGTCGTCCTGGCAGTGCCAGGAGAGAGTCCCGCACGGTGTATAACAGGTCCTCCGTCAAAGCTGCCACGTCCTCGCTGCGGTGCATGATTCCCTGGAGCTCCTGGGCTTCCAGCTCCGCGATCCGGGCTTTCGCCTGCTTGATCTTTACCTCAGCCTCGAACTTCTCCAGCTCCTTTTCCTCCGGAATGCCTTTCGCCTCGCGCCCCGCCGCTTTGTCCCGCAGATACAGGATGTAAGCCCGGGTGGACCGTATGACATTGAAGCGTTTCCCTGCCGGAGTATCCTCCCGCCTGATAATCCCGTCCCGCACAAGCTGGTTGACGGACTGCCCGGTCAGTCCGAACAGGTTCGCCAGCTCCTCTGACTTGCAGAAGCCGGGAGTTTCTTCGATTTTTGACTTTTTTTCTGTCGCCATTTGGCCGGTCTCCTTTCAGAAATGGGCGCCCCGGAAATGAAAGTGCCCGAAAAAATTTTTTTGGTGACTACGCGAATTTCGGGGCTCTTCGCCCCCGCTGGGGAGGGCGGGCCGCTCACAGTACCTTGCGCCCACGTGCGAAAGGGCGGGCGGCCTTTCGCAGCCGTCCGCCGCCCCGTTCGCGCCTACATATGGCACCGATGGATCGTATTGAGAATGTGTTCCTGCTCCTCCATGCCCACGCCAAGGCTCTCCAACGCCTCTCTGGTGCCGCAGTCCGGGCAGATGAACGTGGTTTTGTCCGCCCTGGATAATGCGGGAGGTGCGGTGTATGTCTTGCCGCACTTGGGACAAATGGCTGGCCTGATTGCGCACTCGTAAAATCTTTTTCCCATGTTCGTTACTTCCTTTCCGAAGGGACATTCCCTTCTACTGCCTTAAGCCCGCTCTCTGACGGGCTCGGGACGGGGCGGGGGCCGCCGTCTTAGGCGGCGGGCCTGCCGTTGCGGAAGGCAGTGTCCCCAGCCAAGCGGCGGGTAAGGATGTCCCGCGCCGTTGCAAACTCCTCTCCGATGAAGCCCAGGCGGAGGAGCCAGGTCCTCATGGCGTACTTGGGGTTCTCGGTTTGCTGGGGCTTAGGGCTGGCGCTCTTGAGGCTCTTAGCCGCCTGGCTGAGGGCCAGGCAAAGCTGTATGTAGCTCTTGAGCTGTCCGGCGTGTAGGCCGTTCTTCCTGCCCTCAGCAGGGGCGTCGAATTGGAAAAGGCGGAACTCAATCGTGCCCTTGGTGAAGGTGGCGTGGAGGTTGAGCATGTGGTAGCGGCTGCTGTTGTAATGCTGGTTCCTGCCGTAGGCGGCGTTGTTGCTGGTGTACCAAACCTCCGCAAGGTCGGCCATCGTGGCGGGTTTTTCGCGGTTCAGCTTTTCCAGGAAGTCAGGGTTCACCATTTTGCAATACTGGTGAATCCGGCCCCGGTCGAGGTTCAACGCGTCCGCCAGGAGGCGCTCGTGGCTGGCCATGATGTTCGCCAGGTTGCGCAGGCTTTGCGGTGTGTGGCCCTGGGCTCCGATGTGGATGTGGACTCCGCAGCCCCTGATGGCGTCGCTCTTGGCCCCGACCTTCCGCAGCCGCCGCACCAGCTCCTGCAAGGTTTCCATGTCGGCGTAGGTGAGGATTGGGGTGACCATCTCGCATTTCTCGCTGTCCGGCCCCGCGATGCTCGCGTCCTTCTGGAACTTCCACTCGCGGCCTTGGGCGTCCCAGGCGGACCAAGTGCTGTAGCCGTTCCGACTGGCGGTGTCCTGGCAGCGACCGGTTCCGAAAAACTCGGCAGCAGTCTGGGCGGCGTTCCAGCGGGTGATGTTGTTCATTTCTACCTCGACACCGAAGGTCTGCTTCTTCATCTCGGTGACCTGGTTCATCAGCTTCTCATTCATCGTATTGTCCTCCGCTTTGTGTGTTTTCCCTTTCGGTAGTGTATTAATCACTCTAAACGGAGACTTTATCAAGTTAATTCGAGCCATAATGTACACAATGATTGTCGGCCCGTCTTGGTGTATTTACGCCTGCCTGCCGCAGAATTTGAATGCGGATAAGCCCGTAAGGCTGTGGGGGTTGTTGAGGGCCTCCGGGGTGAAGCAGGCGGTGGGCATCTGAATAACCAGCGCGTTGCCCTCCTGCGCCGCGCTGTCGGGCGCAGGTTCGCCGCTGGACTCTCCGGCGGGTACTTCTTCATCCTTGTGGCTGAGGCCGGAGACGGGGCCGCAAAGCCTTGTCCGGCCATAGCCGCGCCGGTCACATTGAAATCCGGATAGGAATTGTCTGCCATAGTGCACACCCTCCCTGCTTTTGTTGGTGACATACTCACTCTGCGAAGGCGGAATAGCAAGTTGTTTATAGGCCTGGCTGTGACAAATTAGCTGTCGGTAATTTGTGTAGACCACACAATGCCCGCCAGCACGAAAAAGACGCAGGGCAAAGCGACTCCGTTGCCCCACATCTTGTACTCGGCAGAATCTGAATGAGGATGCCGCAGCCATTTGACGATCTGGTTACGGCTCTTGGGCCTGGTGGAGCTGCCCGCTACCCGGCGGTGGGTTTCCCACACCTCCGACCAAAAAGCGATATCGGCCTCGGTCGGCTCCGGGGTATCCAGGCCGGCGCACCACCAATCAGGAAAGCCCTGCAGCCTGGCGCATTCCGTAGGGGTTAGCCTCCTCACGGTGTAGCAGCGATTGACTGCCGTCGGGTCCTTGAAGTCCCTCGCCAGCAAGGTGGGGGAGACCTCTTCGCTGACCTGGGGAAAGCCGCACATCGTCATGGCGTAGGATATGGGGCGGGCTACCACAAAGGGCTGATTGTTGCCGCCCATGCCATAGGTAGCGGACACTGTTGGCGCCATTTCGAGCGGGCCGGTGTAGCGCGTGTCCTGGCTGTGGTTCTCGTAGACGGCGGCGGGAACAACGCCGGCGCGGAGCGTGGGGGCACACTCCTCCTCATAGCCGATACCCCGGCTCTGGGCGGAATGCTCCGTACAGAAGCCGGCCGCCATCACACAGGGCGGGTGGCCGTGGCTTTCGGCCCGAAGGGTACCGGCGACTTCTGCGGAGACGTCCATGCAGGAGCCGCCCTGGTCGTTCAGACACAGCCCCGCGCCTGTTGCTCCAGCGCAGTCCGAAGAATATCGGGCAGCTCTTTGCCACGCGCGGAAGCCCGCCGCAGAATACCCCGACACGCCCTCGGACTCAAACAATACTCGTCCGGCACATCGGCCTGCAAGATCTCCGACAAGGTAACAGCGGTGCCTTCGTTGGGGGATTCCCCAATATTGCGCGTCGAAAGTGCGGTACGCAATGCTCCATCTGTCTCCCATGTAACAGTCGGCGTAGGGCCAGCGGTTTTTCTCAGGCATAGGCACCTCGGCCCCCGGCTCAACGATACCGATGAGCGCATCGAGGACGGCCTTGAAGTCGGCCCCGCCGTTCGAGCTATATGCGCCGACGACGTTCTCTCAGCAGGCCCATCGCGGATATTTTCCATTAGTGGCACACCTCATTTCTTTGATGATGCGGACGGCTTGATAAAAAAGCCTGGACTATGCGCCGTCCAAGCCTTCCCTACGCCCGGCGATACTTATGTTGGTACACGGTGAGCCGAAGGTGATGATGTCTACCGGCTCGATTTCCCCACCGTGGATGGTGGAAACGTCCCCCAGGTGCTTCATCTGCGGCAGGCGCCTTGTGGTGACGCGGATGGGGAACGGCTCAATCTCCGAAGCCCACTTGGGCGTGATGCCGCAGAGCAGGCCGCCCAAGGGAAAGCCCCCGGAACCGTCAAACAGGCTGCCGAGCGTCAGGCTATCCATCCGCACCGACCTCTTTCACTAGCGCGGCGTAGGGGATCGTTTCCCCGCTGCGAACGACAGAAATGCCGGTCGCACTCCCGGCGCTCTCCGCGTAGCGGCGCAGGATGACAGAGGCGTACTTCTCATCCAGCTCCATTGTGCAGCAGATCCGCCCCAGCTGCTCGCAGGCCATGAGCGTAGAGCCGCTGCCGCCGAAGGGGTCCAGGACGATGCCGTTCTCCTGGGAAGAATTACATATTGGATAACCGAGCAGATCCAGCGGCTTGGATGTAGGATGGTTCTCGTTCCGCTTGGGCTTGTCGTAGTTCCAGATGGTGGTCTGTCTCCGGTCTGAGTACCATTGATGCCTGCCGTTCTGAAGGAAACCGTACAGCACCGGCTCATGCTGCCACTGGTAGTCCGAGCGGCCCAGCACCAGGGAGTTCTTTACCCAGATGCACACACCTGCCAGATGGAAACCGGCATCGACAAACGCCTTGCGGAAGTTTAACCCCTCCGTATCCGCGTGGAACACATAGGCTACGCCGCCCTTTTCGAGATGCGCTGCCATGTTCACAAAGGACTTGTAGAGAAACTGGTAAAAGGCATCACCCTTGATGGAATCGTTCTGGATAGTCAGGCCGTCCGAGGACCTGAAAGACACGCCGTAGGGCGGATCGGTCACGATAAGATTTGCCTTCCTGCCGTCCATGAGCCGGGCCACATCCTCGGCGGAGGTGGCGTCTCCGCACATCAAACGGTGCCGCCCCACCGTCCAGATATCCCCACGCTGCACAAACGCAGCGCGTTCCAGAGCGGCGGTGAGGTCGAAACCGTCATCGTGGGCGGCGGCCTTCGACAGATCGGCGAACATGGAGGAAAGTTCCTCCTCGTCGAAGCCGGTAGGGTACACGTCCGCTCCACTGTCGGTGATCTCGGCCAGCAGCGCGGTCAGCTTCTCATCGTCCCATTCGCCGGTGATCTTGTTGAGGGCGATGTTCAGCCGCTTTTCGTCCGTTTCGGCCAGGTCAACCACGCTGACCTCACTCTCTTCCACGCCCAGGTCCAGGAAGACGCGCAGCCGCTGGTGACCGCCGATGACGTTCCCGGTGCGGCGGTTCCAGACGATAGGCTCCACATTCCCAAAAGACTGGATGGAGGCTTTCAGTTTCTCGTAGGCCGGATCGCCCGGCTTGAGGGATTTGCGGGGGTTATATGCCGCAGGATTTAAGTCAGATAGCTTCATCTTCACAATTTCCATGTGAAGACCTCCTTTAGTCGTCTGTCACCGCTGCACAGCTCCGGCAAAGCTGTACCCGATGCTAGACCGCGCGCAAAGGAGAAACGCGGGCCAGGACCTCCTTTCCAAAACAATAGCGGCCCCTCCGAAGAAAGGCCGCCTGGCTTATGTAGAATTTTGTAAGTCTACTCTAAATGAGCAAATCTGAAAAATAAACAAAGGCAAACCTCAGCGGAGGTGGTAAGATGTGGGATAACGAGTTACCACAAGACCACAAGCCAAAAGAGGAATGCCTTATGGT